GAGTATGCCCAGTCTAGATTTTTTTCTTGCACTAGGTTTACAAGTTTCTCAACATGGTCTGGTTCAAGAACATTGTCGTCATCCAACCAGAGATGATAATCGCCATCTGCGAAATAAGTGGTGCCACCGTACACACGATGACCATTATATCGATCAGTGCCTGTGGGATAAGGTAGAATCAAAAGCCTATCGCTGCTGCTTTCGCCTCGCGGGAATGCTGCTTCAAATAAAACTTTTTCCGCTTGTTCCCAACGTGACTTACCATCGACCACTACAATGTGCTCAATGTTTTTATAGGTCTGGTTGCGGACGGATTCAATACATTCTTTGAGGAATGGGTTGCCAGTAGTTGGCGTAATAACAGAAACTTTCACAAATTATTCCTTATCTTAGAACGGTTTGATTCTGCAACACACTCTTTGTGTCATGGTGTTGTTCGGTAAATTTAAATGAGGATCCACCAGTTGTTGGCGTATGAGTTGCCGTTGGTGCTGCAACAGGTTGCGCCACAGGTGCGCTATTCACACAATCATTCCATTGGGCATAAGTCTTAAATGCCATGATGTGTTCGCCCATGAAGCAATAATGTTCATATCCATGCTTTTGGAAGAAATCAAGCAATGCTTCTTTCTGGTACTTGTACCATTCATTTGACCATGCTTCGAAGATTACTGGTGGATGGTTGCTCATTGAAATAGTTTCATTTGCGCCATTCAAGACATCAAGTTCCATTCCTGGAGCAGAAACTTTAATCACACCAACCTTTGCGAATCTGTATGAGTCTAAAGTTTTAAATTCAAAAACATCTGTTTTAGCAGAAGGAGCCATGTTTCGAAGTTCATTTATATTTTTCACAAATGAATATGATCCATGATTTCCGCAAGTATCAACTTCTAAGATTGGAGCATTAACAGTATCATTAAAATTTGATAGTGCGGCATTATATACCTTCACATTATCTAGATTGTTTAATAAAACGTTTGTGCACAACTGCAAAAACAAAGGTTGAATAGGCTCGAATGATGAGAAGATATGCTTGTTTGCATATTTAATTGCAAGAGGAACAGTGAATGATCCTAATCCCGCTCCAACATCAACCACTCGACTTCCATGTTCAGCTAAAGCAAGAACTTTATCGCAAATGTCGATGGCAGGATAATTCCAACAACCATTTCTGCGAATTTCATTTGAGATTATTTCTTCAACCTCAAACATTGCATATTTAATGTCGTCGTTGTTTGTATAGATTGTTACTGGTGGTAGCATGATTAATCCTCAATTTTTAACTATTTAGTCCCAAAGATTTTGATAGTATTTTCCAAACAAACGAAAGCCATTGCTCTTACGCTTCCAATATGCTTTGGCTTTTTCTTCGTCGTAGATGCCTTTGTCAGTAGTGACCATTTCTTTCCAATCTTGACCTTCAATACTCACCCATTTGTGTTTGGGTTTCTTGATCCAGAAATTTGGCTCGCGATCTTTTGCGTGCTCGTTGAATGTCCAGATCATTTCTTTCATGATCCAGTCCCAACGCTTGAAGTGAAACTCATCCACATCCCAAGAATTCTTCTTGGGTTTAGCATTGGTCGAACGAAGATGCTCAGGAACATCTTCATCATCTGTGCATGGCGCACCATGTTGAGTCTTGCGTAATTGCTTGAGCATCGGGAGAATGATGTCAGCAAGAGTATGATCCATACTCCACGTGTCCCATGGATCAATGCGAATCGACTTTTTTTGTTCGCCGTCTTTCTTTGGATACTTGCCAATTGAAATCTTCATGACAGAAAATGTCTCATTATTCCTGCAAACAAAACCACACCAATCACACCATTGAGGATCATCAACGCACGATCATTCCATCTAAATCCAACAAAGAACCAGCCAGCAGCCCCAATCCAACTACAGATCAAATCGATCCATTGATATTGGACGAGACCGCTGGCTCGTATTGTGATGCCAACAAGTGTGATAATACTTGCTGTCCACTTCACATACCAAGTAATGTCATACTTGGGGGTTACTGATTCAAGTGTACTCACGACTTCTTACGACGTGCCTTACGCTTCTTCGAACCTAATTTTGCACGACCCTTTCCATGTCGTTTCGTACCTGTTTTGGCTGGCATGATTAAACTCGTTTGCTTGTCAAGTTGGTATACGCAGCCATTTCATATGCTTCTTCAGATAGTCCTGGCTTTCCGCTGCGAATGCGTTCGACTTCTGCATCAAGTTCTACTGCAGTTGGCGTATATTGTGCCTTCTCGACAGTACCGATTACAGTACCACCCTCATCAACAATCGGATCATGCTTGCTGAAGTCGATCTTATAATCGTCAACATTTGCTTGAGTTGGTTGGGTTTTGAAATCATTCACAACCTCGAAGCGATCGCCAATATCAAACTTATATCCGATTGCTTGCATGAAGTTCATAAACTCTTCAAGCATCTCATTAACAGAAAGATCATCATCGTTAAGTTCAACAGTGACTCGTTTCTGAGAATCGCGATCCCAAGAATTCAAACCAGCACTTACTTGACCTTCATATTCAAACACTACTTTAGACATAAATCACCTTTCAAAAGAAATTGAGGAATTACTTTGTATATATTCGCGTTCTCTGCATTCTCTCATTATACGCTCTTTCTCCTGCAAAGGCAACTTATACCAATCAGTAATCTCTGCAGATGTGCGAAAACACCCGACGCAAAAGCCACGTCGGGTGTCTAGAGTGCAAATACCTTTACAGGGACTGATCAAAGTTTCCACTTATCTTCAAGTGTAAATTTATGCACAAAATAATCGTATACCCACCAAACAAGAGTACCAATCAAACTCAATGCAATAACAATCGACCCAACCTTTGGACCAAGTTGATCAAGAAGAACATAAAAAGCACAGAACAGGATACTGAAGTAAGCAATAAATTTTCCAGTTTCAATAACAGCCTTTTTGCGAATACTCATAAATTAATCCTCATCAGATGAATGATGTGGTTGTTTTGGGACAACCACTTTCCCGCATCGTTTGCAAGTTTTGTTTACAAGGATGTCAAATGGATAATAACTGCAACGACTAGATCGCCACAATCCTTCCCATTTATGCAGACCAAAGAAACAGAGAATGCGTCCGATCATCCGCGACGCATCCTCGAAATATCTTTCATCTGCTCTTCGTCTATGACAGGCACTGCGTTCGACTTGTGCATCGTAGCAATACCTTTCACCAAAGTGCCTGTATACATCAGGCTCTCTCTTTTTTCTGTAAAGACTTTATCAGACTTCAGCGACTGAATGCTGCGAGCAGCATCAGCACCAACTCGTGGACCATAAGAAAGACTCGGCAACTTCTCAACACCAAGAATGGCTGAGGACTTACTATACTTCTTTGCAATCACACCTTTTGGCTTGCGTTTCTTTTTGGGTTTGAAACGCGCAGCGCAATAGATCATCATACAGGATACTTCTCAATATGAAGAGCATAGAAGATTTCCAAGAGACCAATCTTTGTTCGCACTTCATGCGGCAAGGGCATGTCGTGAATCTTGGCTAGAGAAATCATCTCACGAGCAAACTTTCGAAGAGTCTGCAACTCTTCAATTGTGCCACGATTCAATACTTCGAAGTCACCATTACTCATACTTTTTCCACCAATTTAGATAAAGTGTGATCAGCAATCTTGGAGCGAATCATCGTCGGAATATCAGTAAAGGGATCTTCCAAGAAATAAGAACAGCCATCCCTCCAACTATTATACTTTACAAACTTCGCAAAATCAAGCATGTGCTTTTTATTGCTAGGGTCAAAGGCAACTCTTGCTTTTGATGCAAGGACAGAACGACGATACGCATACGCATTATGATCATTTGTCATCGTAAAAATACCTGTCTTTTCGTTTTGCTGGGATACAGACTAGTATACCTGAAATAAATCCGCAAAGAAAGCAAATGACACCGAACCAATGCGCATCCATCACTTGATGCTCCAGTTCCAATCTTCTTCAGAAGGTCCCACCAATCGTTCAGTCTCAATATCTTCAGCAATATCATTAATCACATCCCAACCAAGTTCAACCAAACGATCTTCAACATGATCAGGATTCGCGCCACGCAATTCTTCTGGGGTGAAGCAGACAACTGCATAACCAAGATGTCGCATTTTAGTGCAAAGTTCAAAGACCTTGCTTTCTGTCATTACATCGCCCATTAGTAGTGCTCCGCATTGTAATCAACATCACCTGGATCAAATGCAAGATCGTCGTAACTCACCATGTCGGGATCACGATCATAATCTTCCGCTTCCCATCGAGCGATAATTTTATGAACATCAAGCACTGAAATTCCAAGAGAAGCAGCAATTTCAGTTTCCTTCATGCCATCTTCGCGAAACATCTCGATGACATCAATCTCTAAATTAGCAAAGTATCCCATTAGAACGGTACTCCTTCGGTGGGTATAGAAACTTGGTTCAACTCAGCCTGATACTTGCGATCGCCGACAACCAAAAGAAGGTTGCGAGCGCGTTCAAGTTTCTCCGCAAGATCATAACAGTTCTTGGCACTGAGATCGTACTGAGTCATGGTGTTCGCCAGAACATGATCGACACCATTCACCAGATCGATCGCCTCACTCAACAGTGTTTCAGTTTGCTTTTTCATGATCAAAACCCCATCAGTTTGACTGCTTGCTTCTCAGTCAGCAGCGTTGCCTCTGACACAAGAGCCTCAAAGACTTGTCGAATTTCGTTGCGGTAGGTCAACTTCTGACCAGCAACCTTCAGCACGCGACCATAAAGTCGAACGCCATAGAACTCAACACAAATCGGATCACCCTTTTTGATTTTCATATCAGCCCCAATCTTTGAAGTTGCCAGATTGTTCATTGTCGTCAAAGCCAAGATTGTATTCAGCAATCTGCTGCTTGGTCATGAAACGCTCTTCAATCTCATCACTGGCATATGTTGCCTCTGTGAAGAAGTGCGGACGACGAGGACGACGATAGTAACTGTCAGCAGAACCACGATCGTACGCACCGCCATGTCGTTTGTCGATGTTCATTAGGCAACCACCTGAATGCGCGGAGTGGTGAACTCGTCGTCGAAGAGAAAATTGCCAGGCATCGGAGCAGTGAAAAAGTCCGAAGGAATTTTCTTGTCGATCTGACCCTGCCACACACGCTTGATGGTCTTGGCGCGGAAAGTGCCATCCATCTTGCTGATGCCGACCACGAGACCAACATAAAAGCAGTCGTTGATACCAACGAAGTCAAGACTCTTGACGACGTCACCAATTTTCACAGTGTTTTCGCATTTCATAGATATATTATCGCATTTTCCCGTAAAAAAGGCAACAGGGAAAACTCTTGCAAAATCAATAACTTACGAGCACCTCATCGAACACACGTTTTGCCTGTTCGAAACTGGTGTCTGGAAGGTCAATCTTGTTGCCAGTAGAGCGGCATTCTATCTCATAGTGATAATCTGACACATACCAGAGTGTGTGTCGAGCACCGAACTTGTCGTTTTCAGACATGATATAGTGATATCTCATACAACAATTGTCGTAAAAAACACAGGAGAAAACAACAGAGAAATTTCCTGTAAAATCAACAACTTACGAGATCCCATAAAACCGAAGGAGGAGGCGCGAGAGCGGTCTTAAAATGGGGGTTCCCCTAGTTCTGGGGGCAGGTCGAAATAGCGTATTCGGACTCCTGCTTCGCGCAGCATGGTTTCCGCATGGTCGATCGAGTAATGCTTGCCAGCACCCTTACCTGTGAATGGTCGGTTTGGTCCGATGACTTCCTTGATCCCTGCTTGGATCAATGCGCGTGTGCAATCAGCGCATGGCTTGGGTTCAAAATTTAAATAAGCACGAGAGTTGTTAAGAGAAACACCAACACGTGCGGCGTTGAAGATTGCATTGCGTTCAGCATGTTCAACCCAGTGATACTTTTCTGGACTCTTCCAGCGATCTTTCCAATCTTCTTCAATGCCTCTTGGAAAGCCATTAAAACCCGTCGACAAGATGACGTTATCATCATTAACAATCACACACCCCACCTTTGTCGACGGATCCTTGCTCTTCTGAGCGATCAGAGTAGCCTGTAAGATAAACAATTCATCCCACGATAGTTCATCACGAATCATAATATAATCTCAATGGTTATTTGATATCAATCTTACGAGGTTTCTGTTCTTCAGGAATGACATTTTCTAATTCAATAGAAAGAATGCCATCAGCAAGTGCAGCATCACGAACCACTACTGTGTCAGACAAAACAAACTGGCGAGCGAATTTTCGACCAGCAATACCTTTTACAAGATAATTGCGTTCGGTTTCTTCTGCCTTTTTGCCTGTGACTTTGAGAGAGTTTCTCTCAGCAGTGATTTCAATCTCATCTTGTTTGTATCCAGCAACTGCAAGTTCAATGATGAAATTGTATTCGTCTTTCTTGACGATATTCACTGGAGGAAATGCAGTTTGAGATGCTGTGAGTAGATGAGATGCATTATCGAGAGCAGCGAAAGCATTCTCAAACCCAAGAGCGGTTGGAAGAAGGCGATCGAGTCCGTATGCGGATGTGAGTGTAGTGATATTAGTCATTTTGTAACTCCTTTAATAAGCAAGTTTATAGTTATGGACCCCAAATGGGCATCCAAAGACTATTTAGCCAAAATTCGTTGGTCCGTCGACTTTCCATTCCTCAATTGAAGGAGGATTAGAAGAAACACCAGTAGAACCGAATCCACCAGATCTTTCTGAATGTTTTTCTGGACGTGTGTTGCAAATAGCAATGTGGAATGGTTCGTTGCAGACAACCTCACCTTGAGCAATGCGATCGCCCCTGCGAACTGTAACATGCATCTTAGAAATATTCGTCAAAAGCACAAACACTTCTTCTTGATAATCAACATCAACAATCCCTTCACAGTTTGCGAGGACCAATCCTTTCTTGAGCGAAAGTCCAGAGCGAGGATGCAAACGGATGCTGTGATTTTGTAATGGTAATTCTGCGCGTGAGATATCAGCGTATGTTTCGATGGTTTTGCGATGATCAATCTTCATGATCAAGCCTGTTGGAATCAACAGACGATCTCCTGGATAGATCGGGACTTCACCAAAAGAATTTACTTCGCGCTCAACTGGTGAATTGAATGAATCGTATCCAGTCACAACATTACTTGTTGGCTGGAAAGATAAATCAAAACAGTTTGCTAAAGAAGTTCCGTATGTTGGTAATACTAAATCATCACGAAGTCTGTACACACTCAAATAGATCATACAGGATCCTTTTTCTTTTTTCCAATTGTATACTTAGAAACCAATTGCCAGTCATTCTTATCCTTGAATGGAAGAATTTTAATCTGGCTCAATGGCGCAACGTTGTCTTTTGTTTTGTCTGCATCAACAAGTTTAACCAATCCCCATTCAGCCATTAGATTTGCAATTGTGTTGCGGCGCTGAATATCATTATCTGACATATCAGATGGTTTACCATCCAATTCAAAGAGTTCTTTGAAGTGGACAATATAGTATTTGCCTTGTTTATGGAGGATATGGCAGGACTGGTATAGAATGTTTTCTTTCTTGGCTGCGACGCCAATGCGAGTAAGAGTCTCGCGGACTTTAAGGAAGTCGTCCTGCTTTTCCAAAGTAACTTCAACTAATTTATCAATCATCTCAATCACCCTTATATAATTCTTTTTTTATCATAGCGATTTGAGTTTCATTTAGAATCTTTAAGGTTTCATATGCTTTAGCATCAGAATAACCATAATATTCTTTCACAGCACTCAAATCATCATTTTCAGCCTTCTTGTGCCATTTAGAGTATTGGCGCTTGGAGGCTCTAACAATATTTAGGAGAAAATCATATTTGAGTTTATTATCAAGATTCGGATACTTATTCATCTCATTCGCTAAAAGAACAGTATCTCTATGGAACGAAAGAGCACGATTCACCATGAATGCAGAATACGATTTCTCGTCCTGTTCTGTGAGGAGAGCATATTGTTTAGTCTGCAAAATAGACGGAATGATTTCTTTAAAGAGGTCAGCCATTGAACTTACACTCCACCATCATCTCAGTTAGACATGCGGTGAGGTTGAGTTCCTGATCAGCCACAAACGCTGCCTGATATTGATACTTGGCGAGAATCAAAACTGCATTTGGAATGGTAGACTTATCCATGACATCATAGAGGCTGTCATAGATTTTACGATAAATGCGAGCAGGATCGTCTGTTCCGAAATCTGCCACCCACTTTCTCATTGCTCCAAAGTTTTGATCCCGAAGAGCAGAAACAAGATCACTGAGTGAAACATCAGCAACACTTGAGAGAATGCCAGCATCAATCTTTCCACTGATAGAATATCTTTGAAGTTCATTCAGAACTCGACGATAGTCAGGGAAATGCTTTTTGACAACTTCAATCAACACAGTCTTATCGAATGGGATCTTTTCTGTATTCAAGATTTCTGTTGCACGCTTCATGAATGCAACTGCCATCTTTGGCTTGTCGTCTTTACGCAGTTTAAACTCAATCACAGCGCAACGAGAATGCAATGGCTCAATGATGCGACTCTTATAATTGCAAGTCATGATGAATGTGCAGTTATGAGCAAACTCTTCCATCGCAGCGCGCATGGCTGGCTGAGTTGAGTTTGGATTCAGATAATCTGCTTCATCGATGATGATGACTTTCTTGCCACCATTCAGAGAAACTGCACTTGCATAGTTTTTAATCTTGACTCGAAAAGTATCAATGCCTGATTCGTCCGAGCCATTGATCATTAGATAGTCGCAACCGATCTCGTCACACAATGCACGAGCAACGGTAGTCTTACCTGTGCCTGGAGTGCCGCAAAGCAAGAGATGCGGAATCTCTTTGCGGTCAACATAAGATTGGAAAGTGCTTTTGTATTCATCAGGAAGAATACAATCGGCAATAGTATGAGGACGGTATTTTTCAACCCACAATGCTTCATTCATAATATAACTCCTGATTGTTTATTCAGTCACTATTCTACGCCATTTTCCGTTTGTCATCAAGTACATCTCGCCATCAGGACCGACGGTCATACTTGCGGTTACACGCTTTTCCGTTCCTGGAACAAATTTTGGACCAAAACTGATTGTGCCATTTGGTGGTGCAAGTTCACCATACTCAGTGCCTATGTTTAACTTGCCATTGTAACCAGCGGCTTTGATTTCTTTTATTGCTTCGCACTTCTCGGCATCAGGAAGAACAGCAGCAGCGGCTACAATGCCACCACCAGCAACACCACCAGCAAGACCAAGATACTTGAAAAAATTACGCCTTGTTGCCACGTTTGTGCTCCCAAATTGAATATAACCCAATACCTACAACCAAAAGAACTGGAGGGGCAGAGGCGGGAAGCCAAAGGTAGATGGAGTTGACAAGAGCAACTACCATAAACACGACTAGGAATATTCCTAATTTTACATCATCTTTATGCATAATATAACTCCGAAAAGAGGTTGGGGTGGAGGAGGTGAACCCTCACAGCGGCAGTCTGGCGGATTGTGCTGTCAACAAGAACAGTTGCACCCCAAGTTTTTATTTAGCCACGCTTTCGTAAACTTCAACGAAATCGTTTTGTTCTGCGAGTTCTTCCTCATAATTACGCTTGTGGTAAACTTTCGCCAGTTTACGACTCAACTTCTTGGGAATTTCACACTCATCTTGCATCTTCTGAAGAATCTCTTTAATGAGATCTCGTTCGGCTTCAATGCGAGTGAGTGAGTTTGAAATTTCCTGGAGACATCCAAGAACTTTTGCTTTATCTACTTTCATCATTATTCTCCAAACGTCGATGAACCTGCTTCAATTGCGATGTAATACGTCACATTTGCAGTTTTGTGTTTGAAACGAGACAAACCTTTCTTGGCGATCTCAATGTCATACGATCCTTCAATCAACTTGAAATGTTCTGCACGCATAACAACGCGGAACTTCTTATTATCCTCGACGGTTCCGATTTCAATTTTCGATTGATCAGCCGAATCATCCTTCACATCTGTAGCGATGAAATAGATTGTCGAACCATCACTCTCAAACACAAAATGTGGAGAACCAGAGATTCCAGCAGAACGCTTCATCCATTCAATATCTTCTTGTGAGAGACTGAATGAGCAATCAGATTCACCAAGAGTAATCGTCTTCTCTGGCGGAACAATGATTGTTTTCGGTGAACAATACTTGATGTAATCAGAACGCTTCTTATTTTCAGTGCTGATGTTAATGCGATCGTCGCCGAAAGAAAGATGTGCTTCTTTATAAAGAGAAATTTTAGCCAAGAATTTGTTCAAATCATGGATTGCAAATTCTTTCGGGAAGGTTTCATCGACAGTCGCTTCAACGAAGATTGTGCGCTGTTCGGAGATTGTCTTCAATGTATCACCCTCTTTGAATTGAATTCCAGAGTTGATACTTGAAAAATTTTTCAAGATGTTCACAGTATTATCAGAAAGTTTCATAATTAACGACCTCATTTGCTTCAACACGATTATTATATAACGAATCAACCAACTTGTCAACCCTAACGGTCAACTCATCTAACGAACAATTATTATCCATCACAATATCATAATGTGAACCAACCCAAGCCCATTCTGAATAATGAACTTCTGGATATGCATTGCGCATTATTTCTTGTTTGTTATAGATATTGCACTCGCGAGCAAGCGCAAACCATTCTGGATCTTCACCACGACGAACACGAACAACCTTACCACCAGACTTTACGATTGCATTAATCTCGTTTGGAAAACGAACATCAGCAATCACGTGATTGTGCCAAGGATTATTCTCACATCGACGCATTGTTGTATGAACCCAGAGGTCAGGGTGAAATACATCACGACCTGCCTCTGTGCCCATTAGCTGGAGTGCTAATCTTGGTGAGAACTCACGACCGAGTTTTTCTGACCACCATACATCTGGTTGTTCGCGCCATGCTCTGGATTCTAAAGTGTCACCCTCAAGCATGGAGCGATTCCAACCAAAGATTGTGGCACAGGCGTCTTTGACGCTATTTGCAAAACTCTCTTTTTCGAAATCATGACGATCGACCAAGAGATCTGCAACTGTGCCTTTACCTGCTCCAATAAAGCCAATCAAACCTACAATCATAACAAAATCTCTTTATCAGAGAGAGCCAACAAAGTTTGCAACGGCTGGCATATCACCAGTGAATGCATAGGTTCCAATGTGATGCGTCTTCATCCATGGGCACAACCAGATGCTGCCGCCCATGTTACGCCACCACTGGCAGAACATGTAGTCTTCAGACAAGTAACGATCGGAACCCTTGCCGCCATTCACAACGCTATCAATGACTGTATCAAAGTAAGCATGGATATAACGCGAGCCATCGAAGTTTGCCTGACCGACATGATCTGGACGATAACGAAGTTGTGGATATTGTTCTTTAAACTTATCAAACACTTCACGCTTGACCATCATGAAGCCAGTACCGATTTCAAGGACTTCAATTGGTTCAGCAACAGAGAACTTCTCGGTGCCAGGAACTGGATTGAAGACAAAATCTCCAGCCAATTTCTCCATATCACTTGGTTCAATGTTTGGGTGCTTCTTCACGCCTTCCTTGATTGCTCCCCACTTGATCGATTTCTTTGGATATGGACCACCAACAACTTCTTTATCCAAAGCAAGAAGTGCGACGACATCTCGCGGATCAAAGTGAATGTCAGCATCGATAAAGAGCAAATGAGTGAATCCTTCTGCGCGCAAGAATTCGTCAACAAGATAGTTACGAGCGCGAGTGATCAGAGACTCATTAAAGATGAATGAGAATCGAACTTCAATACCATATTGTGAACAAACGGATTGGAGGTCAAGACAGGATTTAACATACATGCCATGGGCAGAACCGCCATACATGGGTGTTGCAACAAATAGTTTATTTTTGCGCAACTGTTCAACAGATACTTCTAACTGCATAATTATTCACTCCAGTTGTAAAATTTTCTAATAACATCAATAATCTTAGACTGATCATCGAGATTTTCGTTGACCATTGTCTCTATATAGTCCATGAGTGTCAACGAACCCATTATATTCGAGATTTTTGTCGCACGAGAATTCTTAAATTTATCGTCTTGATCATCCTTGCGATCCACATGACGCTGTTCTTTGGTATCATGTGACGCAGTTAGAACAAGAACTTTAAAATCATTCGGAAACGATTCCGAAAGTTTATCTAAAAGTTTAGCGTTAAACAAACGATCGCCTTCGAAGATCACGTTCACATTTGCATTTTCATAATCTAATTCCATGAAGAACTTCTCAGCGTCTGGTTGTACAGCCATTGACAAACGATCTGTTCCCTGAAACACATTACCATCATTTGCATATTTGCCAAGAATATACAGATTTAATTTTTCTGAATACATGGCATCAAGAAGTTTCTGTGGCTTACAGATCTTCCAATCATCAGCCATCGAAATCAACTTGAACATCAGAGTAGTCTTGCCAGTTGCTGGCTCACCACCCATCGCAATCACTCTCACCATATAGCCTCCAGTCCTTGTTTCGGGACTTCCTCATCATCAAACATCCAATCTAGTTTTTCTATTCTACCTGTTCTCAAAAAGAAAGTAAACTTTTCTTTGTTGATTTTACTTCTAGCAGCAAGTCTTTCATCTAGTGTCTCATTGCGTGCTTGCCATAAGACGTTCCATTCAATGCCAGCCCAACCATCTTGTTCTGCTTGCATGATTTCTTCAGACTGACGATCGAGATAATATCCAAGATAACGTCCATGGTGTTCACGAAAGATTTTCTTGAACGAACAAAGGCAAGTTTCCATCGTGAAGAAATCAATTTGATTTTTTAAACTAGGGAATCTTCCTCTTGTTTCTTCGAGAATGTCTTTCGCTTTACTTTCAAGGTCATCGCATTCTGCAGCAGTAAGTCTTGTATCGTACTTGTCATCTTCGCCGAGGGCAAGATGCAAGCCATTACGATGTGAGCGAGAGCCAGAATAATCAGAAAGCATGAGAGAAGTAGGTATGCAGTTAATGCCAGCAGTATGAGCGAGATGCTGCATATAAAACCAAGTGGAATAGCGACCAAATTTGTGAAGAGAGTTTTTAAGATTATTCCAAAGGTTGTCGAAAGTCCGTTGTTCGTTGTCTCCATAATAATTCTCCAGCACTTCACGTTGAGTTTTTTTGCCAATAAATTTTTGATAAGATTCGAACATGGCTGGCAAGTGACCTTTGTTCCACTTTGTATCTGTTTGGTATCTGAGTCGTTTATAGTTTGTTGAATTCCACCAAGTGATGCGATCCACAGTGGCGAGTTCATAGTCAGGGAATTCATTTTTTAGAACCCATGCAGTTGGTAGTTGATATGTGTTACCATAAAGCCATGCAAACCACAGACGTTCTTCGTCATTGTGTTCGTATCGCTGGTGTAGATAGTTTGTGCACCATACGGCTGGATCGCAATCGCCATATTTCATGGACCATGCATACCATCTTATAAATTGTTCACGTCTTTCTAAATTCATGCAAACAAATCAACTTGATGAAATAACGCATCACGCAGCCAGTATTTGCCAACTTTATTAATTGCATCTTCAGTCGTGGCTTTCTTTTTCGATCCGAACTTATGGGATTCCAGAGATTCATTTTGCAGTTGTAGTAACACTTTCGAATCAGTCGGCAGCGCAATTGAGGGATCGTCTACTGCGAGTTTCCGAAAGATCAATTGCTCTTCACGATTCTTGAACAGAGGTTGATCAGAGCGTAATGATCCAGTAGGATCAACTGCCCAAAATACAAGACCATTTTTCATATGCCATGTAACAGAACTTGGAGTGCAAGAGATTTTAAGCCGTTTCATGTTCTGCATATTGACAGCGTAATCTACATATTGATCCCAGATCTGCGATGCGTATCCTTTACCCTCGCATCCTTCCGCCGTTACGATCTCATAGAGGTTAGTGTACCTATCTCGATTGAATGTTGCAAAAATAAGCGAGACAATCTCACCATTGTCCTCAAGAATCATTGGCGGAGATTTATCGTAGTTCTTAAATCGAAACCAGAGGCTATGAGATGCAGAAAGAAACTTCGTGTTCTTTCCTTCTGGCGAATTTCTTATCAAATCTTCTACTTGTTCTTTAGTCGCAAACTTCACTGTTGAAGATCCTTTGCGTTATCAATCAAGATGGTTTTCATATGAAAGATACCCTTTGCAACTGTGATGTATTGATTCATTGGAATCTCATGGGATTCAAACAAATCAGAACGCTTTGCAATATCTTTCGTAGAAGTAATTATAACGCCATTGCGCAAAGAAGTAAAGTAAATTGGACGCTTTCCGTTGCGATAGAAACGTAACTTCTTTTCTTTATACAGTTCAATTACAGCCATTGAGGAATTAGAAAACTCTTCAAGTGGAGATTTATTTGCTTGGAGTGTATGAACAATTAATTCAGAATCATTACGAGTTTTGCATTTGTATCCATAAAGTCGTTCCCAGTTCTCTGGCATCTCTTGACTCACAACGCCATTGTGAACAATAGAAACATTTTCATTCCACAGTGGCTGATTGTAAGCAAGATCAGAGGTTGAATAACGACAATGACCAATTAGATATAGATTGCCGTCTTCATTGACGCATGATTGCAAATCAAATGAATCTAGAAACTTGGTTGCTGGAACAGCGTCAATGCGACTATCAATTTGACCACCCTTGACCCACGACACACCAGTTGCGTGCAATCCGCGAATACTCGACTCGCGGAAAACATTCTCAAGCATGATCAAATCAAGAGAACTTGGATTCTCGATGTAAGCACCAATCACTGCACACATATTAAGCGAACAAATCTTCTAGAGTTGAGATCTTTTCGTATGCTTTTGGATGATACTTTTCAACCATCGCCCTTCCACCAATTCTCTCCAGATAGTCATACCATTCTTGTTCGTCCCACATTCCTTCGGAAATACCATTCCAAAGACGTCGTTGAAGTGGGTGTTCTGGGTTCTTTCGACGTGACTCAACATAATTAAATCGATGATCTTCATATTCTTTACTTCCAAGTTCTAGCATCTTCTCACGCAAGTAACAGACAAGACTGATGCGTTCTGCAACTTCATCATTAACTACAATGGGTGTATTGCCGTGAATGTACTCATGATTATTAACCAACAACAAGTCACCTGGACGTACATTCACAGCAACACGAACTTCTGGAAGAATCAAATATCCACCTGAATAATTACCATTATTTGATAGAACCAGAAGATTACTCAAACCATTTGTAAAGTCGCCAGCATCACGATGTGCTGCTGTTCTGAAAGTCTTGTTCACTGTGATTGTAGTAAATACAGTTTGTGGAACCAGAAATGCTGAATCAATTTTATCTGCTGCTTCGCGTTGAGCGGCATGACGAGTTGGAAGCAACTCAGCGAAACCACGATCAAGTGTTTGCAGAAATGGAAATGACATTTTAAATTTGTCGAACGAATGTTGTGTGTATGCAGTTGCTCGACCGTATGGAATTCGAGGATAACGATCAAACCATCCAGCAATACCAGAATTCACCTGATTGGCATATGTGGTGTCAGAAATATATTTGTTTTCGACTTTGTGTGCTTCTTTCTTTCGCTCTGTGACAGAAAGATTGCTGACATTCTCTAACCAGTTTTCAAAACTAAAGTCATCTTGTTTAACAAGAGCAGACAACCAAACAAGACCGCGTGTTGATTCTTTATTTTGATAAAGTTCGCGAAGTCTATCAATTTCTTCTTTAACATTAATTTTGATTGCAGTATTTTCTGCTTCCTTCTGGAAGAGATCAAACACTTGCATCTGAAATTCTGTCACCCACTCACGACCACCGCACTTCTCACCCTTTGGTCCTGCAGCAAGACCACGATTCTGAGTTGGTGTGGCTGCTTCACGCAAGCCAGTATAAGCAGCCTCTTGTTCTTCCTTGGAGAAGAAGTTTTTACGAAACTTAAATGCAATGCTGCTTTCATCTTCATTATGAAGATAGCAATCTGTGTCTTCGTCGATTAAAACATCATAATGTGATTCATCAAGAAATTGTCCAAGCAGATGCTCACAATCATATTTTGTTTTTGCCACAATAATTTTGGTCATGATATTTTCTCCTCTCATGACATTATATATGCAAAGAATTTAAAAAACAAACTCAGCATTTCAGAAAACCAAATGAAACTGTGGGGGCATTGCACCCCCACAGAATGTTATCACATTTTTAGAATTGCCAGATTAGGCAGTCATCGAGACGTTGATAGCATCACGATAGAGCGTCTTGCGAGCGCGAGCAATCTTACCCTGTTCGAGATACTTCTCGAACTGAGCCGAAGGATTGCCGAGGCGATAGGCAAAAACCTTTTCACCACGCGAATTCGTGACGCGATTGGTGTATACAGAGATACCCTCATTGCGTGCACGATAAGCAAGATCAGCAGCATTGTCAACCTTGAACATGGCGCGAATTTGGCGCGAGGTGACAGTGTTGCCATCGGCAAGATAAGTAACAAACGAATCAAGAGCATTAGACATAAAATATACCTTCACAAAAACCCCTTCAATAATGTTACAAGAGCGGGGCTTATCCTGTAACATGACTCTTATTATATACCAACAAGAGCCAAAAGTAAACTATTGCTTACCAACTAGACTGATAGTAAAAATTCCAATCCTTCTCAGAAAGCAAAAGTGTATCGTTGACAATTTCAACAGTCAACTCAAGGTCGCTGAAATACCAATCATCATACTCAGTGCCTCCAAAAAAGAACCCACTGGTCGACGGCAAGAGTTCTGCAGCAAGAGAACGATTCGCCAAGACCTGTTCGCAGAGATTCTTCAACTCCTCAAGTTTTTCTCTGCTGACATAATATTCTTTGCAATCATCTTCGCCTTCTTGCACTTCTTGCACAAACCAACCATGGATTGCATTTGCCTTTCGCCAATAGCCAACACTAGCAGTAATCTCTTTAATAGGATGACCGTTTTCCTGTGTCAGGTAAACAGCCAACTCGGGAAAGAGATTCATCATCTCTCTCTTCTTTGCGAGGTCGGCTTCGTTGTAATCCGAAAGATACCGCTTCGCATTCAAATACATATCAAGACCCATAATTATTGCTTGTGCCTCTCAGCAAAAGTCTCCATCCAATTTAAAAGATACTGCTTGGCTTCAGTTCGGTTTACACCAAACGCTTCTTGGATATATGGGGCTGCACCAAACATGTTAGTTTCACCAGACTCACGAAGTCTATCCAAGAACACATTGACCTTTTCTTGCATTTTCATTCTAAACTGATCCATATCAGCCTCCATTAATCACAATTTGATTGAGCAATTGAATTCTAGAAGTCAT